CACATTTCCGATTCCGTCCAGGGTATATGCACCGCCCTCGATAACTGCTTCGCCGCCTACAACAATGGCCGCTCTGTTTCCACTAGCGTCCGCTACCCGATGAGTACCGTCGCGGTCGTGGATTTCTCGATCACGGCTAAGGGTTTCGAGGTGTATGGCTCGCTGGCCGTCGTGGTCGACATCGTCGACTGGTCCGGGATTTGCTTCGTCGCCGACCTTTCGGGGCAGTCGAAGCGCTGGCTGAACCACGGCCCGATCAAGGTCGAGGCCTATGAAGTTGTGTGGGAACTCATTTCCGCGTGCTCCAATATCGACGCCTTTGATTTCGTCGTCCCGCCGACGGCGTCGACAACCCTCGGCTTCCGCTTCGACCTGGAGGCCCGCTGATGTGGATTGCATATTCTCCGTGCGTCGATAGCGCCGCCGGAGCGGTCGCCGAGCTGCCCAACCTTGCCCAGAATCTTTTCGAGGATCTTGAGCAGTACGTCATCCGAGCCGAGCTGTCGTGGCGGCCTGACGTCCTCACCGTCTCCAAGCCCCGTGTCGGCATCGAAGTCGCGTACGTCGACTGCTACGGCGTGACCTGCCCCATCGCTCTCTTCCTGGTCTGCCCTCCTGAGGAGGGGCCTGACGAACCCGAGAGGCTGTGGTGGCTGCGGTCGATCCCCTACCCGACGTCGGCCGGCGCCCCGCTCTTCAAGATGTTGGTCAGGTCGGCGGCCGGCTGGCTGAGACGGAGGCCTTATGTCGTCAATTCTTGATCGTCTCCGCTTCCATCGTCGGCGCCCCGGCGTCTACGTCTGTGACGCGTCGCTGGCTCAGCTGGCTGTCGCCTTCCCCCCGTCGGTCTATCAGGTTGTTCCCGCCTCTCGGCGCCGGATCGCTATCTTGGACCGACGCCACCCGAATCTCCCGCCTGTGGCCGTCGCCAAAGCACGGCGCCGCGGCGGGGTTGTCATCCGCCGGCTGTCCACCGATGGCCGCACCGGCTTCGCGATTATGCGTTTCGCCGCCGCACATCGACTCTAAGGAGAACTCACAATGACTTCCGCTAACATCACGATCCAGGGCTTCCTCGGCGCCGCGCCGGAGGCTCGCTACACGAATGACGGTCTGGCCGTCGCCAATCTCTCGATCGCCCACACCCCCCGCAAACATGACCCGCAGACGGACGAGTGGGTGGACGCTGGCCCGACTCTCTGGGTGGTCGCCTCCGTGTGGGGCGCCGTCGCCGAGGCGGTCGCCGACACTTCCCGGAAGGGTGATCTTGTCGCGGTTTCCGGCCAGCTGGCCCTGGATGAGTGGACGGACTCTGACGGCGTCGTGCGCACCGACCTGGTGATCCGATCGGCAACCTTCTTGGGGACGACTCCCCGCCAAAAGGTGGAGCCGGCCAAGCCGGCCCGGACGCCGGCGAGGCGTCGGCGGCCGTAACGTAAATCACTCGCGCGGGGCGGCTTCGGCCGCCCCGCTTCGACTAGGATGGGATCATGGCTAAGACGAAGGCCTCGTGGCAGAGGGATGCGGCGCTGGCTCGGCGCCGCGCGATGCAGAAGCTCAACCGCTTGAAGAAACAGGGCGTGGACCTGCGTGGCACCGAATATCACCCGGATCCGTCGTCGCTGGACGACATCCGCGGCATGTCCGTGAAAGAACTAAAGACTTATATCAACCGAATGAAAGTTTTTACTTCGCGCGGCGTCCAATTCTATGGCACTCAGAAGGGCGATGTCATTTCGAAGACGGACATGGATATCCTTAGGAATCGTCAGCGGCGCCTGAATGAGCGCGCCGCCCGTCAGCGGCGCAGGTTTGCCCGCTACGTCGACCCGTCGAGCGGCATGTCGCTACAGCAGATGTTCACCGAGAAGGAAACCAGAAAGGGGAGGGCACCCCGCTACATCGGGGTCCCGGGCGTCGACTCCGACCCGATCGCCTCCCGTAACCGTGGCGTTAAGCAGTACGCCTCCAAAAAGGCGTTCGACAAGCACATGGCACGCCTTGACTTTCTTCTGTCGGCGGAGGGCCGCAAATACCAGCAGGACAAGGCGTGGAGGTCTTTCACGACGATGACGGCCGAGCTCGGCGAGGAGGGTGAGCGCATCCGCAAGCGGATGGAGGCGAAGATCGCCCAGAAGGGCAAGGGGATGGCGGCTTTCATGGTGCTGTGGCGCGACTCCACTCTCGCCCAGAATCTGCGCAACGCCTACAAGCTGATGAAATTGGATTTTTCACGCGTCCAAATGGGGGAGAACAATCCCCGCACGGGCCGAAACGGGGGGAGGCCGAGGAATGTCTTCAAAGCGATCGAGCAGACGATTGGAGCAATCTGATGTCTGCGTCCTGTGGGTGGAGACCGCCTACGATGGCGAGCGCGCCTCAATAGTCTCCGTCCACCTCATGGGCCTCGACGGCGAAAACTACGTTTCACGCGAAACGTTCGCCGACGCCGAAGCCGACCTCGCCGCCTACCAGGTCGCCTACACGTGGGACATGGACCTGGTCGGCCCCTGCATCGTCGCCGACTACATCGAGCGCGGCATCACGTGGTCCCCTGACTATCGGCGTCCCGTCGACCGGCTCTCCGGCCTCTATACGGGTGACGGCCAGTTTTTCTCGCTCAACATCCCCGTGGCGCCGGGCCGGTCGGTGTCGATTCGCGGTGTCGAGGCCCTTTTGCCGCTGGACTTCGACGCCCTCGCCGAGACTCTCCACCCCCAGTGGGTGACGGACCTAGCTCTAGATGTCCCGTGGTCGCGTGTCTATCTCGACGTGCTCGCCGCCGCCGTGCTTTTCGACGACGCCTGGTCGTCGCGGAAGATGACTCAGGCCTCGCGCGCGTTCGTGCGGCTCCGCGAGGCGGTCGCGGATTTCGACGGGCTCTACCCGGCGCCGACGGGAGTCCCCGAGTCGGAGATGCTCCGCGCCGCCTACCTGCCCGGCCTGTGCAACCTCGGCCCTGAGGTCACGCCTTTCGTCGAGACGGGCGCTGGATCTTCGTGGGATGTCAACTCGCTCTATCCGTCGATTATGGCGGGCGAGCGCCTGCCGATCGGGCGCCCCTACTATCACGAGGGGGCGCCGGAGGACATGGAGGGCCTCTGGATCGCGAACGTCGTCTGCGAGGGACGTCTAGGATGGGGTGTGCCGTGCTTTTTCCAGAAAACTGAGTGTGGCACGAAAGTGTGGGACGACGACGTCTCTACGTCGTGTTGGATCACGTCCGTCGACTATGAGTATCTGACAACGTATTACGATTTTGACGTGTGGTGCTGGAATTCATGTTTCGAGTACGAGGGGTCGACGGGGGACCTGGCGTCGTACATCGAACCTTTGTACGAAATGAAATCTCATTCGGACCCGGCGATGCGCCTCGTCGCCAAACAGGCCCTGAACACGGTGTACGGCAAGTTCGCAACGCGGACGCTCATGGTCGAGCAAGGTCTCGGCTACGAACTGGTCGACTCGCGCGAGGACGACGGTCCGAGTCTCGTCCACACCGACAACATACTAAAACCTTTCAAGATCAGTCAACGCTACGTCAATAGCACTTATCCTGCCTTGGCTGCTTTCGTGACAGCCTACGGGCGCCGGGAGCTCGTGCGCGTCGCCAACGCGAACTACGACAGACTCCTCTACTACGATACGGACTCGGTCATCCTCCTCGGGGATGAGCCGCCTCGCGGCGCCGACGTCGGCGAGGGGCTGGGCCAATGGTCCTGCCGCGACGTGTTCGACAGGGCAAAATTTGTCGGCCCCAAGCAATACTACCTGGATTCTGGCGTCGGCTCGACAGCCGTCATGGCGGGACTCTCCGGCGACCTGGCGCCGCTGGTCCGCTACGAGGACGTCCGTCCCTACGCCGTCCTAGAGAATCGCGTCTGCCGAATGGTGCCGGGCGGCGCCGCCTACGTCCGCGAGACCTACACGCTCAAGGACTGGTCAAAGATGGCGTCGGTGTGATATACTGTGCACATGATGCCCCTCCCGTGCGCGCCGGCGATGGGCGCGCGGAGAGCCCCGGGTGAGACCGGCCGCAGCCCTGATCCCGTGGCTGGGTGCCGTCCGGCGCCGGGAGGCGGCATCCCCCACTACCGATCGGAGGACATGCATGGCGGACACGCCTGAAGACGATGTTTCACGTGAAACCGAGCCGGACGAGGCACCGGCTCCCGAGGAGATGGATGAGTCGGACGTCGTGGAGGGGGAGTCCGACGCCATCGACGCCGACCTGGCGGAGATGATCTCCGAGGTGCGGCAGATTGCCGAGAGGGCGCTCGCCCAGTGCACGGAGCTGCGCGCGATCATCGAGCACTCCGCGATCGACGAGGCACCCGAAACATCGGTTGCCGACGTCGACCCTGAATCCCTAACCCTCGAAGACATTATCGCGGAGGACTGATAGATGCCCGTACCCAACATTCCCTCTCTGAAGCCCGGCGTCAGTAATGGCGAGCTTCTGCAGGTTGCCATCAACGGCGCCAACATCGGCTACAAGGCGCGCATCCCGTCGCCGACTCAGGCCGGCGTGGAGACGACGGTCCGCTACCTGGATCAGCACCGCCAGCTGTGGAATCCTATCTATACGGCGCTGATGACGCAGATTGGCACGATCGTCGCCCGCCACAACTCGTGGACGAACCCACTCGCGCGTTTCAAGCGCGGCCTCATCGAATACGGTAATGGTATCGAAGAGTATCAGACGGGCCTGATCCGCGCCAAGGCGTACGACCCGAACCGATCTTTCGGTGAGAAGATGGCTTTCGGCACCCACCGAGTTCCGATCGATGTCTCTTTCCATGAGAAGAATAGAATGGACGTTTACCCCGTCAGCGTGGAGCGCGCCGTCATCAAGAGCGCTTTCCTCGGGGAAGGCGACATGTCCGGGCTCATCTCGGACATCATGGCCGCCCCGAGCGAGTCGGACAAATGGGATGAATTCCTTCTCATGTCACGGCTTTTCACCGAGTACGAGCGCCGCGGCGGCTTCTACCACGCGCACATTCCGGACATTTCGGCACAGGATGTCACCGACCGCGACGTCAGGCTGGCACTGCGCAAAATGCGCGCCATGGCAGGAAACTTGAAGTTTCGGTCCCCTTACTACAATGCGGCGCGTTTCCCGATCGCGGCGAAGCCCGACAATCTCGTGATGTTCATCACGCCCGAGGCGAATGCGGCGCTCGACGTCGAGGGCCTCGCGGCGCTTTTCAATGTTTCCTACGCCGAGGTGCCCTACCATATCATCGAGGTGCCGGCCGAGTATTTCCCGCAGGGTGGATGCCAGGCGATTCTCGTCGACTCCGATTTCTTCGTCGTCGCCGACACTCTCTTGGAAAACCTGAATTTCCAGGACCCGACCGAGCCGAGTCAGGAAAACATTTTCCTGCACCATCACGAAATCATCTCGTGTAGCCGTTTCGTGCCGGCGATCATGTTCTGGACCGGCGGCGAAACCGAGCGTGTCCTCGCCAAGGATCCCGTCACGGCCATCACCGCCATCAAGGCATACGGCGAGGGCGCGAAGGAAGTCCAGGGGCAGAATATGGTTCGCGGCGGCAACTACCAGCTGGAGGCCACCTGCACCGGCGGCGGCACCGACCCGGACATCAACTGGACGGTGCGCGGCACCGACTCCCGCACGCAGGTCTCCCAGGCCGGGGTCCTGTCGATCGGCCCGCGCGAGCTCGGCCCGATCACCGTCACCGCGGAGGCGGACGGCGCCAAGCTAGAGGCGGAGTTCACCGGTATCGGCGGCCCATCTTTCCCGGAGTGGCCGGCGACGAAGTCCGAGTTGAAGGGGATCGACATCATCGGGCGTCGGGTGGCGAAATTCGCCGAGGCAACGAAGGAATACACGGTCACGCGCTCCCGCAAGGCGCTGCTTGCCGAGGATGGCGCCGAAAGCCAGGTCTACCCGGTGGGTGTCAACGTTTTCGCTACGACGGTCTCGATCGCCAAGGGCGAAGCCGGTTTCGTGGTGAAGCTCACAATCGCCGGACTTGACGGTAAGGACTACGGCGAATATACTGTAAACGTCGTCTAAGAGTGGCGACAATGCGGAGTGAGGCGCCGGCCTGAGCAACCGGCGCTGGAGCGAGTTCTCGCCGACGGCCCCGGGGTTTTCGATCCGCCCCGGGGCCGTTCCTAATAGAGGAGGGTGCTGATTATGCCGCAGTGGGCAGGCTGGGGGCCTGGCAGCGAGGTGCTGCTCGCTCGCGTCGACTACGACGCCCAGTACCGGAATATCGTCAGGTGGCAGAATTTCAAGCAAATCGACGCCTACCTGCACCGTAAGGGTGGAAAATCGCTCACCATCAACAAATTCACCCCCCTCACTCAACAGCAAACAGTGAGGCTAGACATCCCCTGGCCGCAGGCGATGCAATTCAACTACATCAGAGTACGCGACCCCAAGCTCTCCAACCTCCACGAGAGGGACGATGACGTCAGGGTCTACTACTATTTCATCAACGATATCGTACAGGTTGCGCCAGACACAATCGAGCTCGCCCTACAGCTCGACGTATGGACCACCTACTGCTGGAACGTCCGGCTCCGCACCGCCTACGTCGAGCGCGGACACCTGCCTGTCGCCGCCACGTGGCGCGGCCGCAACCACGACGTCCTCCGCGAGACCGAGGGTCTCGACCTCGGCGCCGACTACATGGTGCAGTGGACCGAGCGATACAACCTCGCTACTCTACAGGACTGCGGCGTCATGGTCATCGCCGGCACAGATTTCACGGGAAACCCCGGCAACACACAAAACCCCCACTTGGACACCGCTAAAGGCTCCGGGTTTGAGGGGTTGCCGAACGGGGCCGACATCATTATCTTCCGCTCGATCGCCGCTTTTGAGGTTTTCGCGCTGTCGTGCAGCCTCTACCCGTGGGTGGCGCAGGGCATCCAATCGATCCAAATCATGCCATGGGGCGACAGCGGGGGCCAGCACCCGTTCCTCGACGTCGTCTATAGCCACGAATGCGAGCTCCCGGACAGCCATTTCATCCCCGGCATGGACCTCAACAACGTCGCGATCGTCCGTGCACGCAAGCAGGGCGACCAGCATGCTGGCGCCGTCATGTGGGGGCGTCAGCAGACATTTTTCCCCGACGGCATGCTGTCGGTGGCAGGGGCCCTCGCATACCCCGACTGGCAGCAAAACTACTCAAAGCTCTTCACCTCCCCCTTCGTGTGGATAGAGCTCACCAATTACGCCGGACAGTCCATGACGCTCCGCCCCGAGTACCTGCCGAAGGGCGGCGTCACAACGATCGCCTGCCTGCGGCATTTCGCGCCGCCGTCACCCCGCGTCGTGTGCTGGGTGAAGGATTATCTCAAGGACGGCCCGGCGCAAAAAGGCGCATTAGACGGCAGCTACCTGGACTGCAGCATCTATTTCACCAACTTTCCAACATTTTCCATCACCAACAATGCCGGAATCGCCGCGCTCGCCGGCCAGGCGCATTCGATTGCTTTTTCCCGGCAGTCCGCCGAGTGGGGGCAGCAAAAAGCGCTCGCTGGTAACCAGCTCGCCTACGACCAGGCCTCTCAGGCGATGGCGACGTCGACGACGACCACCAACCTCGGCAATGCGGCCCGTACTGCCCAGACCGACCTGTCAAACGCCGCCAGGTCCCAGTCGACAGCAATCACCAACGACGCCGCATGGGATCAAACGAAGCTCTCCATGGCCAACACCGGCCTCGGCGTTGTCGGAAACCTCCTGAGCGGCAACATCGGCGGCGCCCTGAAAGGCGGTGCCTCGATCGCGACCGCAGCGGCGTCGAATAATATCAATACCAATGCGCGAAACGCGCAGACCGAGCTCGCCAACTCGACGGCAGCCGCGTCCACCGGCATTTCCAATCAGCTAGCGTCCCAAATCAACCAGGCCCAAAATCATCTCGCCGCCTACAATCGCGACACTAACAGAGCCTATGCCGACATGGTCGCCAAAGGCGACTATGCAAACACGATCGCGGGCATTAATGCGCGCGTGCAGGATACGCAGCTCACTCAGCCGTCGACGTCGGGGCAGATTGGCGGCGACGCTTTCATGCTGACGACGTCCGGGTGGGCGGTTTGGCTGCGGGTCCGTGGCCTCAACTCGGGCGCTGCCCATCGCGTCGCTCAGTTTTTCGCGAGATACGGATACGCCTGTAATCGTTACGTCGACATGGCCTCTTACCGGCTTGACCTTATGACACATTTCACGTACTGGAAGCTGGCGGACGTGCATATCGAGGCGCCGCGGTGTCCGCAAATGTTCGTCGATACGATTCGCGGCATTTTCGAGTCGGGCACGACCGTCTGGGGGGACCCCGAGGAAATACCGACCATGAAAATCTATGAAAATGGACCATACGAGGTGGTGAAGCTGTGAAGGGCGCCGACGACGTCTACGACATGGTGACCGCGCGGGGGCGCTTCAAGAGAAATGAGGCGATGGCCCGCACGGGCATGAATTTCAACATCTACTGGCGCACCCTCCGAATGCTCGCCATGGCGAGATTCAAGTGGGAGGGGTTGCCGGACACCGTCGACGAGCGGTATGTAGAGATGACCCTCCACAAGAACGGGTTGGTAGTCTTTTCCCTCGATCCGCATTTCCGGATTTTCACGGCGCTGGCGGGCACCCCGAGCGGCGACCGCGACATCTACAATCGCCCGCTCTCCTACTACCTCAACGCCAATAGCAAGATCAACCGACACGTCAAAAGCCGTGACTGCGTACCCATCTGGGCTAACGACATGCATGAGCCGGATAACGACGTCGTCACCGCCTACGCGGCGCGACTGTCGGAGATTGACCGCACCATCGACATTAACCTAGCGAACACGCGGAATCCCCTCATTCTCGCCGTCGAGCCGTCCGAGATGCTGACGGCCCAGAATTTCCAGCGCCAGCTCGTCGAGGGGCAGCCGGTCATCTACACGATCAAAACCAATGGAGGCGAGAGCATCGCCGAAAAGGTCGTCACCATCCCGAACCAGGTGCACCCTCAAGTGGTTACCGAGAATCTCGCGGCACGTAGGGCCATCTGGAATGATGCGATGATGATGCTCGGGATCCAGGCGGCGCCCCCGGGCAAAAAAGAGCGCATGGTCGCCGACGAGGCTAACAGTTTGGACGGGCAGACGATGGCGTTCCGCGGCATGGCGCTCTCCCAGCGCGAACAGGCCTGTGAGAAGATTAACAGAAAATACGGGCTCAACGTCTCCGTCAGCTGGCGCCTCACCGACGCCATGGTCGAGGGCTTCGTCGGCAACTTGGACGTTGCATCCGAGATGGAGGTCTAATGGCAGCCGATTTCACTATGTTGCTCCGGGACGTCGTCGACGTCACCGGCGGCGACTGGGGCGTAGAGACCTACCCCATTTTCGACGAGGCTTATCGGAAGCAACTCAACCAGACCTTGTACGAGGTCTACTGCTACCGCGAGATTGGTTTCGAGACGATCGATATTTTCCGACAGCAGGTCGCCGCGAAACTACGTCTCGTCATGCCCTACTACAACCAGCTCTACGAGAGCGCTCGACTGCAGTACGATCCGCTCTCCGCGGTGGATATGACGACGTGGACCGACGCCAGCCAGTCCGGCAGCGGCAACCAGAAGTCGACGTCCGCCAGTGAGTCGACGTCGTCCGGCGAGTCGACGTCGGCCGGCCGCGAGCATGCCTACCCCGGCAGCCCCATCTACAAGGAGGGCGACTACGCGACGACGGGCACGACGTCGGAGGGGCGCACCGCCGGCAAAAACGGCCAAAAGGCAACCTCCGACGCCAGTCACTCGGATATGGCGGAGTCGCACGCCAGGTCGGGCCAGCGAGGCAGGATGACTTCCGGCGCCACGCTCATCATGGAGTACCGCCAGGCGATGATCAACGTCGACCAGATGATCGTCGCCGAGTTGGAGCCGCTTTTCATGGGGATCGCCTCGTCCGGGGACGCGCACGTCGGCTCCGACGCGACATATCCTTTCGGCCTGTGGTATCCTTGGTGGGGGAGGTAACAAATGCCGGTAGAAAATGTGCCGTTTTTCACGATCCAGGACACGCCGCTGACGAATGTGACGCCATTTACATTCCGAGACGGTATCACCTACGTCGAAAAACTCGAACGCGTCGCCAGAAACTGCCAAAACTTGGTCGACGCCATCAACAAATGCATCAAAATATGCAACGAACTCGAAACCAACGTCAATAAAACGGTCGCGCAGCTGCGCGCCGAAACTGATCGTAAAATCCAATACGCCGTCGACGAGCTCTACAGGAAACTCGCCGCCCGTGGCGGCGAGAAGGTCTTCGTCACCGACCCCGTCGACGGCGTCACGACGAAAACGCTCTCGGAGGCGCTTGCCAGCATGTACAGCAACCTGCGCACCGCCGCGAGGTTCGCTATCGAGGCCGACAATATCGGCGCCACCGCCAAGCAGCTCGATGAAATCGGCTGGAAAGCCCGTGGCTGGGACCTCGACCCCGAAGCCACGACACCCCACGCAGTACGAAAGGACATTTAATGAGCTCCACTGACAAGACTGAGGCCCTCGGGCTGTCGCAGTTCCTCGACAATGACAAGCCGACCTGGCGTGGGGACTATAACGGAGACATGCGCAAAATCGACCTGCGCGCGGCCGAGGACACCACAAAATTCAACTCGATGGAGATCCGCATCAAAAAAGCGGAAGATACCGTCGCCGGCGACCACAAAGTGGTCGAGCAGATTGATCAGAAGATCGCCGACGCCGAGGGCCGCGCCAAGGCCGAGACGACGCGACAGGTGAAATCCGCCTACGACGACCTCGGACTGAAGGTCGCCAACCGCTACACGAAGGAAGAGTCCGACAGCAGGTACATACTGAAGAACGCGGCGGCGCCCGAGCTGTGCGCCGTCATCGTCGGCACCTCCAACGTCGTCGAGGGCAAATGGCCGACGCTCATGTGCAGGGCAATGGGCATCACGGAGAAAAACTTCGCCAAAGGCGGCACAGGCATCGCGCAGGGCGCCGATAACTTCCAGGTGCAGATGAATCGCGCCATCGCCGATGGCAGCTTCTCAAACGATAACGTGAAGTACGTCGTTATCGCAGATTGCGGCAACGACGCGATGCAGGAGATCGACATCTACAACGGGCTTGTTACCTGCATCTCCGACGCCAAACGAGCCTTCAAGAACGCCCGGATCGTCGTTTTCAGCGCCGTGTGGGCATGGAGCAACCTCCACATCCTCACGAGGTCGAAGAACGGTTTGGCGAACTGCCTCTCGGCTATGCAGGAGGTCTGCGGCAATTACGGCGCCGAGTACGTCGGCACCGAATACTGGTGCCTCGGGTACGCGAAATATTTCACCGAGGGCCAAATTCACTTGAACTCCACCGGCGACATCCGATTCGCCACGCTCGCCGGCAACTACCTCCAGTACGGCAATGAACCGATCCCCGTGTCGCAAAACTACAGGATCGGCCTCTCCGGGGGTGCCTCCCACAGCGACACACCCCTGACGCTGCGCCTGTCCGGCGGTCTCGTCTCGCTCTCCGGAATCATCACCGGCCAGTCGATCGCAACGGGCGCCGACCTCGGCATGATCCCCGAGTGGGCAGCGCCCCGCGCCACCGTCAACGGCAACGCACGCGGCGGGGCGAGCGGCACCGACGACATTCCGTTCCAAATCCACCCCAACCAGCACCTGCAGACCTGGAAGGGGTGGTCGGGCAACTTGAACATTTCGGCCACGTGGAGTACACTGTAGGCACATCGTTGTTTTATAAACTCCGCCGCTCACGGACCTGAAATCCGTGGGCGGCGGTTTCACGTGAAACGGAGGGTCCATGGCGTGGGACGCTAAAGCCAAGGCGGTCGCTATCAAGGCGATTGGCACGGTCGAGTCCGGCATGCGCTACGACGGCATCTACCACGTGGACCCGATCACGATAGGGATCGGGCAATGGTTCGGCCCGCGCGCCTACGGGCTACTCAACCGCATCAAACAGGAAATGCCGTCAGAGTTTGCCAAGCTCCCGGCGCAGCTGCAGTCGCTCGTCAACGCCAACAGTATTAATTGGGCCACATACTACCTCCCTAACTATTGGGACGGCCAGGTCAAACCCGTTCTCCGCGCCGCCTACAAAGTGCAGCAAAAGCAAATGGCGGAGGACCTGGAAGCCTACGTGCAGGTCGCCGGGCGGTGCGGCATCGACAAAGACGCCGCGACGCAGTCGATGATCATGTTTTTCGTCGCCTACCACCAGTCCCCGAGGCGCGCCCTGCGGATAGCAAACCAAATCGGCGGCGCCACCCTCGACCGCTGGCATGCGGCCCTCCTGTCCGAGCCGGTACTCGGCAAATACCGCAACCGATACAACACTGCATACACTATCATCAAAAACATGGACTCGTCGGGCGTCGACGGCGTCGAGCCAGGCGCGCCTGCGCCGGGCGGCCCGACGCAGGGCGACGGCTCCGGCGGCAACCCCGGCGGCAACACCAACGCGCCCCAACAGCAAGGCTCTTCCGCCGGGACGCTCTCCAGGATAGAGGCCGTCGGCAACGTCGCCATCGCGCACATGGCCGACGGCAAAATCGTCCAATGCGCACCCAACGGTCAAGGGCAGTACGTCGCGGGGCCCGGCGGCGCCGGCACCCCGCCCCCGACCGACACAACGCCAGGCGGCCAAAACGGCGGCCCCGGCACCGGCGGCGGCGGCGGCCAGCTCGCACCCGGCACCTCGGAGACCCGCCAAAAACTCGTCTGGTGGATGGCGTCACGAGAGAACAAGTTCCGCTACTCGAACGGCGCCGGCCGGCTCGACCCCGACCGGTCCGGCGTCGGAGACTGTAGCTCCACCTGCCGACGCGCCTACCTCGACGTCTGCGGCATTGACATTGGCGGCAACACCGTCGCCCAGAGCGCCAATGGCCACGGTAGCTTCGTCATCAACTGGAACACCGCCAAAAGCATCAGCGCCGCCCAGCTGGCGCTCATGAAGCCCGGCGACCTCGTCTTCTACGACTGGGGATCCGGGCGCGTCGGCGTCGACCACGTCGAAATGTACGCCGGCGGCGACCTCACATGGGGCCACGGCGGCGGCCTCCACGGCGAAGTGCCCGGGCCGCACAAGAACAGCCTGTCTAAATTTATCAGAGACACGCGAGGGATCGGGTGGTGCGTCAAAAGGTACCTCAATGACTAAGCAAACCCTCAACTACTATAATTTCGGGCCCATCCTCTCCTATAATGCACCGTGGACGATCGTCACGGGCGCCCGCGGCACCGGGAAGACCTACGGGGCCAAAAAGATAGCGTTGCGCCGCTTCATCGATAAAGGATCGCAGTTCGTCTACCTTCGGCGCCACAAGGGGGAGAAAGCGGCGTTTCAGACATTTATGGCCGACATTGCCGAGCGCTTCCCCGGCCACGACTTCACCGTGCGCCAAAACTCTCTCTGGGTCGACGACGGCACCAAAACCGGCGCCCTCGTCGGCAGATGCACCGCCCTCACCCAAGCGCGCCAAGCCAAATCGATGAGCTTTCGCGAGGTCGGAACGCTCATCTTCGATGAATTCATCCTCGAAGAGGGTCTCACTCGGTACCTGCCGAAAGAGGCTGACATTTTTGAGGGCTTTTATTCGACGATCGACCGCTGGGACGACCGCGTTCAGGCGCTCTTCCTCGCCAACGCCGCCTCGATCACCAACCCGTATTTCATCAAATACGGTATCGTGCCATCAGCCGAGTTCGAGACGTACCATGATGGGTTTATCGCCGTCCACACCTCCGACGACGCCGTTTTCGCCAATCAGGTCGCGAAAACGAAATTCGGAAGATTTCTGTCGTCCGTCGGCGGCGACAATGCGGACTATATGATGAAATCTCGCTTCGTCGACAACAACGGCGTCCTCATCGGCAAGAAACCGCACTACTCGGATTATGCCTGCACTGTCGTCACCGAACTCGGTGAATTTTCCCTGTGGATCGACCCTCGCCAGTCCGGATGGTACTGTCAAGAAAAGCTCCCCAAACATCAGCTTCGCATCACAAGCGAGGTCAAGCTCGTCACCGAACACACGATGTACTGTTCCCCACGCGACTCGTTCCTGGCATCAGCCAGGCGTATGTACAACCGCGGTGAGCTCTACTTCGACAAGCCGCAGACGAGGAATTGTTTTATCCAGACCTTCAGGGGGGTGTGACATGGATGGATTTGTCGACGGATTGACAGGTCTCGGTCTCGGCGGTATCATTGCTCTCGCGGGGGTGGTGTGGAAAATCATGCCGAATCTGAGACGAATCTCTCATTTCCTGGACGATCTTATGGGCGAGGCGGCGCGCCCCGGCGTGCCCGCGTCCCCGGGGATCCTCGAGCGCCTGGCCGACGTCGAGGCCAGGCTCGGGAAAGTGGAGGACACATTGAAGGGATGTGACAAGAATCACAGCAGCGACGACTAGGGCCGCCATCGTAGCATGGATGGCCAAGCACGAAAACGCCTTCGGCTACACGAACGACTGGCGCCGCCGGGATCCCGAGCGCTACGGCTGGGGCGACTGCAGCTCCACCATAGCACAGGCCTACCTGCAGTGCGCCGGCATCCGACTCGGCGAGAGGTCCTTCAACATCGCCGTCCAGGGGCGCTCCATCGCCTACACGCACACGTGGCGCGACCTCGACCTCGACGCGCTCCGGGCCGCCGACGTCATCTGCATGGGATGGGCGACCGGCCCCTTCGCCGGGCGCATCTCCCACGTCGAGCTCTACGCCGGCGGCGGGTACACGTGGGGGCACGGCGGCCCAGGCCGCGGGCCCCGCTTCCATCGGCTCTCCGACCCGAGCCTCACCGGGTCTGCGAGCATTATCAGCGTGAGGCGATTCATAGAAGACGATAGTGAGGAGGACGACTTGACACCCGACCAAGCCAATAAACTTGATTGGATCTACAGCAACCTCAAGGTGCCCGAGCAAGCGTTCGGCTACCCGCAGGCGACCCAGAACTCTCTCGGAGACCTGCAGGAGACCGTCAACAAGCTGACAGCCACCGTCGAGCAGCTGCGAGGATTCCTGGAGGTGCCGGGCTATGGCTTCGGCTACCCGGCCGCCAGCCACCACGCACTCGAAGAGATTATCAACAAGCTGGATAAAAATGGCCAAAAGGATGCCTAATTGCAGATGTGCGGGATGCGGCGACCCCATCCCGCTCATTTGCATCACCGACGACCCCGACGTCGCCCACTACCACCTCGACTGCCACAGATACATCTACGGAGGATAATGAGCACCCCCAAGCACCTCGACACCGGCGTCACCGACACCGGCACCCTCGCAGCATTCCAGGCCGCCAAACACGCCGTCGCCGACGGCACCCCCGCCGCCGCCGGCGACATCGTCGACACGACCGGCACCGACCGATGGCTCCCCTGGCGCAAATGGGCCTACCGAGCACTCACCGGCCTCATCCCCCTCGGCGTCGCCGCCGGATGGGTCACTGGCGAGACCGCCGCCCTCATCGGTCCCGCCATCGCCGGCTTCCTCGGCGTCGGCCTCGCAGCCGCCAACACGAAATGAAAAGAAACCCCCGAGAGATTTACTCTCGGGGGTTTCCCGTGAAACATCCTTTCTATATGTCCAGCGCCAGTCGCTCGGGCGCGGCGCCCGCCGCCTCGGCCTCCCGACGGACAATAGCAATTTCCTCGGCGATCAGCTCCGGCGCCGCCGACCACCACGACCCAGACGAATCCAGCCAGAAAACACACCGCTCGGCAACCCTCTCGCGCCACTCGGGCGCCAGGTCTGTCAGCTCGCCCGCCAGCGGCACCCGCAGCAGCCAGTCGACCGCCTCCTCGCGGGAACGATGACGCTCAGCGCCGAGCCGCCGCAGAATGTCATGGACGGGAACCCATGGACGGTTGGGGTTGTCCAGGATCGGCATCAGCGACACACCAGCCTATAGTCGCGGGCCACGTCGATCAAGATGCGATCGCCGAGGTCGTCGCAGCCGGCGCACCAGGCGAGACCAGCGTCGACCAGCCAGTCGCCCAGCCAGCCGCGCAGATGTGCGCTCGACCCGGCAGCCCGCTCAGGCGGCAGGTTCAGGGTCATGAGGCGGTCCCGGTAGTCGACGGAGGCGGCGATCCGCGAGTCGATACCGTCGTCGATCATGAGCCAGCCGGTGCGGCCGCCCGTCCAGCAGGCCCAGACCGGCTCGTCGATTGCTTCGCCGACCAGGTCAGCCAACTCCTCCAGTGCCTGTGCGAGGCGTATCTGCGTCATGTGGGCCCTCCTAGCCATTATTGCCCTCCCTGATGATTTGCAGCCTCCCGTAGGAGAGCCGCACGAGAATGCTGCTGCCGTAGGTTTCGTCGAGCACGGCTTCGGTCACGCCAGGCTCGGCCTCGATCGCCTCCGTCAGGCGCTCCATGCACGTCGCGCGGAGCTCGCGCAGTGGCCTGGACGGGCCGGGGCGCCAGACGGCGGAGACGACCGCCTGCGAGACGCCACCGACGCAGGTCGTCAGGGCGAGCTTCATGCCACCGTGCCAGAGGTTCGATTCGGCGACCGCCAGGACTGCGGTGTAGGGGCCTGTCGTCTCCACCCACACTGGCAGGGCTCCCTCGGCGCCGACGTTCAAAGCGGCCAGCACGACCTCCGTCAGGAGCGATGTGCGCAGCTCGGGCGCCATTTTCACGGGGCGGCCACTCATAGGACCGCCACCTGGGCCAGGGCGCCGCCCACCGAGACGACGCAGGCGCCGGCAACCGCCCACAGCGGCACGAGAAGCCCGGCGCGAACCTGGTCGCGCAGGGCCAGGGCGCAGGCCCCGGCGGCCACCGCCGCCAGAATCTGCAGGACACATAGAGCCATGAGGAGTACGATATCGGCGATCATGAGTCGATCTCCTCCGGGCGAGCGGACGCGAAGTCGGCCACAAGGGCCCTGTGCAGGCCAGTCGCGGCGCGCTCCACCGCGGCAATGCCTCTGTTTTCATCCATCGGAATGATCCTTTCTCTCGATCCGATGTATCCAGTATAGCCCGAGGCGGACGCCACCGTCAAGCCAGAAAATGTGAAACAGCCCACACAGGAGTGCCGGGCATGGAAAGGCCCCCTCCCGGAGGAGGGGGCCAGTGGTCGGGACTCAGAGGAAAGCGTCCTCGATGGCGCTAAGCAGGGCACTCACACAGGCGGTGCCAAGTTCGCCATGGCGCTCCTGATAGGAGACGAGCGCCGCACCATCCTCAGTCTGGATACCCCCGTGAGCGTCGAGCTCATAGAGAGGCTCGAATCGGCCGGGCTTGACCTCCCACTCGATAGTAAAGCCATCCGAGCGGGGGTTGACATTCAGGCCGGCCATCTGGTAGAGGGGCGTCCCCGCGAGAGTTTTGGCTCCAAGCGTGGAATCCATGACATCGTCGGCGACCCAGGCATTCTTCGTGTA